AATAGTTAGACCTATCAAAACAAAGTCATCAACGTACCTAACATAACTTTTAACTTTTAATTCTCTTTTGACATAATGATCTAGTTTATTTAAATAAATCAAAGCATATATTTGAGACAGAAGATTACCAATTGGAATCCCTTTTGGAGAATCCATCAAAGTAAAAGCATTCATTATCCTCAAAAATCTTTGGTCTTTTATTTTTTCAGTAAATAATTTTTGTAAAATATCTCTATCTATAGAATAAAAAAATTTTCTAATATCTAATTTTACAAAATACAATTCACTACTATATTTCCGCAATTCTTTTTGTGTATAAAGACTCGCTTTATGTGTTCCACCACCTTTTCTGCAAGCAAAAGAAGTATCTATAAATGTTTTATCAAAAATAGGATAAATAACTTTATAGACTGCATGCTGCACTACTAAATCTCTAAAAGCTGGGGCATTAATTATTCTTTCTTTTGGCTCAAAAACTTTAAATTGATGATAAGCTCTTGGTTTGTATTTTTCTGTTCTAATTTCTTCATATAAACTATCTATGTTTCTTCCTATTGACTTCTCAAAGTCTAATGTATGAAGTTTTTTTCTTTTCCCTTTTCTAGCTTGAAGATAAGCTAAATATAAATTTTCTTTTGAAAAAGCATCTTCAAAAAGAAAACCTTCTTTTTTTGATGATTTAGCCTGATTTTCAATAATGTTACTCAAAAGACTTTCCTCTCTTAGATTTCGCTTATAGCTGGGTAATACATCCCTGTGTTCCAGTTTCAACCTATTGTTGTTTCAGGTTTTGATTCACAGTCACGAAGACCAACATTATCGCTAGAATGCAAAGAAGTATTACTCACAACGACACAGAAGACGCCCGCATTCGAAGAATTACTCCAATGCCCACCGACGATGCAGGACATCTAGTTAACATATTGTTGCATTACCCATATTCTTAATACACTAAGTATTAATACCTATTTAAAGTTTCCTTCACTTTTTAACTTTTTAATCCATCCTCCAATTATCTTCCCTAATTCATCAACCTGCTAGCATAATTTGCATTCGAAGCTTTTCATGAGCTATATCCAAAGAGCTTAAAGTAGTTTTTTTATAATATCTCTTTTGACACTCTGTAATAAGATCAAAAACTTCATACGATGTATTTCTGATATTGTTGCATAATGCATATTTTTCATATTTTGGGAAATGGTTTAAATATATATTTAAAAGCTGGACCATTTCAATATATTTACGAAACAATACAGCTTCACTTTTGTGTCGCTGTAGATATTCCTTTCGTTCATTCATCATTCGTTATCACTCATGATGCATAAATACAAGCACGAAGACCAACACTAACGTTAGAAGTCAAAGAAGTATTACTCACAGCGACAAAGAAGACGCCCGCATCCGAAGAATTACCCCAATACCCACCGACGAGGCAGGACATGTTATCTCGAAGATATCTATTTGCCAAGTCTTGTCCAAATTCTGTAGTTCCCGAAGAACTCGCACCATTAGCTAATGGTTGCATAATTGCTGTTCTTTTATAATCAGAAGATGCTCTATCAGTAGAAAAAGCAAAAACTTGATTTGTTCCATTTCCAAATTTTAAGTTATCTTCTTCACCATTATTAAAATCACTAATATTAATCACATCATAATTTCCAACATAATAAGCCCCTGTTGTATCAATTGATGTTGCATCTACTAGTGTAGTAATATCAATTTCTTCTTTTAATACTAAGAATCCATCTTCATCTGTTCTGATAAAGCCAGATACGACTTCATTCATGTTTCCGTTCATATCAGCAACACCGCACTCTTGACCGTTGTGTGTAGTCTTTGCAAAAACATCCCCGCTTCCAGTTAGTGCACAACTGCTATAACCACTTTCTACAAAACTTATACTTGAATCATTTACATCACCCAAAGCATTATTGTTATTACCCTTTGGTAGTCTAGGCTCGATATCACTAAAGGCGCAAGCAATTGTACTTGTTGCTGCTTCTCCATGTGCCTTTGCCATTCGTGCTAACATAGACCAAACATAAATAGGCGTTAAAAATGCTTTTTCATCCATACCCTTAACTGCACTATAGCATCCACCAAAATTATTAGTAGGCGTGTTTAAAAGGTCTCCAATTGGATTGTGAGTACTTTTTGTAGATAATGGATCTTTACCTTGTTGAGATGATAAAACACCATTATTATTTGTAGCTTGATATTTACTTACAAAAATTCCAGGCTGCTCCTCCCCTCCATTAATAAAACTTCTATCAAGAACATAGCCACTTTTTGGCGTTGTACTATATGAAAAGGTATTGCCATCAATTTTGAAATAATGTTTAGGAATATAAACCATAATTGCACCGCTTTTCATGTGCATATAATTTCCATAATTCTCACTAAGTAGACTATCATGTCCGCTCAATGGAATAACTCCTGCATTTTCCCAAACACTTGGTAAAGCAGTAGCAACTCCAAAACCAATTTTGCCTTTTTCACCAAGTTCATAAATCTCATCATCAATTTCATCTATACCATCTGTTAAATTCTTGATAGAACTAGCTGCCATAGATATAATTTGTACACCTTCTAGTGTTTTTTCATCTGCTTTATCGACTGCATTATTTAACTTTTCATAAACATTACTTTTTAAACCCATTCAATCCCCTTTTTTATAGATTTGTTAAGTCTTCTGATTCTAAAGACTCTATTACTGTTACTTTTGCTTGTATGATTACTTCTCCTGTACTTAATGTAACATTCAAAATCCCATAAACACCGCTCTCACCATATCTATCACATTCATTTGCAGGAATTTTAAAAAGCAAAGTATCTTCTTTTGATAGTGTTATTTTCACGCTACCTTTGCTAGCATTCCCTTCATCATCTATTGGTTCAACCTCTGCTATTCCAACTTCAAAAGTATTTTGTATATCTTCAAATTCTTCATGAATATTTTTAATCTTAATACTTGCACTAAGCCCTTCAAAATCTTCATTTTCATCTGTGATATTATCCTTCCAAGTCCAAGTCGCACAAAATATACTTCCTCTTAGTATTTTTATTTCAGGTGTCCCTAATAACATCAAGCATCACCGTATTTTTTATTCATTTCAAGATAGTGTTCAACAGTACCTTTACCTAGTTTTGTGTTATACCATTTCTTCCAATATTTGGCTCTTTCTTCAATATCAGAAGAAATAGCACCAGGTCTTAGTAAGTAAAAAAGTCTTGTAAAAAGCAAACATAAAAAAGGTGAATATCTTAAATCGTCCCAATTAACAAAGTCTATATCAATACCTAAGCCATTATAAATTTTATTTCTATATTTCATACCTCGTATTTTTGTGTCATCAAAAGGTAATTTATCAAATTGAGTTAAGCCAATACCTGCACCAATAGTCGTATCTTTGATATTACCTATACCAGTTTCAGCAACTGCTGTTTCAAAAACTAGCCTTTGAGCATTTTCACCACCTCCAAGACAATTACATATCATCTTGATTTGCTTTTTGATTTGTTTCTTATCTACATAACCATAATTCATTGTTTTTCTCCACATAATTTATTGTTTTCTATAACTTGCTCTTCATAAAAATGAAATGCACTATCAAGTGATTCTTTATAGCTTCTAGCAACATATAAGTCATCTTTATGTATTCTTATATCTGCTGCTACTCTTGGAATCAAAAGTTGTTCAGTACAAATTAGTTTGTCTTGGAATACTACTTTTTCATAACAACCACTAAAAAGAAAAGCTAATAAAATCATCATTGATATATTCATCTGTTAGATCTCCTCTTTCTTTTAGTGTTTTTTTCAATTGTGTATTTTGATTTATAACTGACTTATAATTTGTTTGACTTACTGTTTTAGCTTTCGTAGTTGCTATTGAAATTTCTAAATTTTTTTCATAAGATTTTGTTGCTTGTTCTAGTCCTAAAACTGCATTATCTCTTTGTGTTGATAGAGTAGATACTCTTATATTTAAATAGTAAATATAAGCACTTATTAATATAGATACTAAAAAAACTGCTATATATAAACCGCTCTTGCTTAGCAAAAAAGACAATATATTCATTTATTTTATTCCTAAATATTTTGTTATCATTTTGGGGATAAAATCTTCTATCATGATAATACCTCTTGTTCCCATGTGGGACACAAGACCTACTAAACCAGCTGTTAAGTATTCATCTAAGCCAGAACCTTTGCATATTAGAAAAGTTACAACACCTAGGAAAAAAGAAATAGCAATATCTCCTACAAGTTCGCTAATACTGAATCTTTCAACTTTTCCTGCTTTAACTTTTCTAATATAATTTGTGATTGCACCAAGTATAGATAACACTGTTACCCAAATAATGATGAACCAGTGTTTACTAAGTAATATATATAATGCTTCCACGCTCACTCCTGATTTTATTAGTGTTATAAAAACATAAAAAAATCAGTTAGAGTGTACATGAGTTGTTTTTTGTGAGTTTTATTTAAAGTTTGTTTGTTTTATTCGCCAGTCGAACCAAAACCACCAGTTCTTTCTTCTTCTGAATCTACTCCAAACAGATATGATTTGTGTTCTACTAAACTTATTTGTGCAATTCTTTGACCTTTTTTTATGTAAACACTATGATCGCTATCTATATCTAGCCCTATAGTACCATCTTGATAAGAGACTAAAGAATCATCTTTCATTGGATTATGCAAACAAATCATAATTTCGCCTTTATAATCTAAATCAATAATTCCAGTTCCATTAGCAATAATCAATCCATGTTTTGCACTTAAAGAGCTTCTTATGTGTAGGTTTAGTTGGTGAGATTTTAACCATCTATCCCAAACATTATCTTGGTGTTTTTGCATATCTTGGCTAATAATACTTCCCATAAACTTATTAATTTTAAACATTTCTAAATCAATCTTAACACCTAGTGGAACCAATACAGTTTCACCTGTACCAATAACAATATCTTCTCTTGCATACAAATCAGCGCAAGCCGAATACTTTGAGCCTTTTGTTGGTGTACATTTTTCATCTAATACTTCAAACATTTTATTCTCCATCTCTTAATTTATTTATTTTTTTTGTGATACTTCCTAGACTATAACCAAGTTCAAGAAGAAGTTTTTTATTAAAATTTATAGCTTTTGTAACATCATTTATTCTATGTTTCTCTTTCATATCTTCATCACGAACTAATCTTTCTAAAAGTTTTTTTGCAGCTAAAATCTTTATGTATAAAACATCTTCATACTCAAATCTTTTATATTTTTTAATTTCTATTCCATAATAATAATTTGAATCTTTCATAGCTTTTTCTTTATTTCCTGTCTTCTTTTTACCCTTCTTACTGCATTTTTATATCTTTTTTTGCAGATATCACTACAGTAGCTTTTGTTATGTACTTTTGACACAAACTCATGCAAACAAAACTTACAATTATGCTTGTAAGTTTTGACTTCTCTTCTTCTTAAATGTTTCCTAGCATGATCGTATTCTGACTTTTGACTTATAAAACAAGTCTTGCAAACACATCTATTTTTTACTTTGTTTTTAGAATTTAAACTATGTCCACAAGTATTACATACTTTCGAGTCCAATTCTAATCTCCTTAAAAATCATCAAAACTAATAGAACCCTTTGAATAATTAACAACATTCCCTTCAAAAAAGTTCGTTCTTTGTTCATTAAATGATGCAAAACCATCAATCCAAGAGATAGGGTGCTTTACTCCATACTCTGCTTTATAACCAATAGCTTCAAGTCTTTTATCTGCTAGATATTGTACATATTGCTTAATAATTATATCAGTGAAACCTAAGATTTGACCTTGTGTGATATAAGCACCCCAATTAGTTTCAAGCTCTACTGCTTCTTTAAACATTCTTCTAATAGTTTTCTCTAACTCAGGAGTAAACAATTCAGGTCTTTCTTTTCGTACACTATTTATCATGTTTTGAAAAAGTAAAAGATGTGTTACTTCATCCCTTTGAATAAATCTAATCATTTGAGTAGAACCTAACATTTTCCCAGATTTTCCAAGTGCATATATAGCTGCAAACCCTGGATAAAAATATATACCTTCAAGCAATTGATTCGCAACTAAAGCTAAAACTATTTTTTCATCAGTAACTTCACCAGATAAATCTTTATAAATATTTGCAATATAAGTATTTTTTGCAAGTAGCTTTTCATCTGTTCTCCACATCTCATATATTGCATCTGTATTATCTGAAATAGACTCAACCATTACTGCATAAGATTTACTGTGATTTGCTTCTTCATAAGATTGTCTACTCAAACAAGCATTTATTTCAGGTGCTGTTATATATGGATTTATGTTATCCATTAAGTTATTAGTTTGTAAAGAATCCATAAAAATCAATTGCGATAAAACTAAATCATACATTCTTTTTTCAGGAACTGTTAAAAGCTTATAGTCTTTTGCATCTTGACTCATATTCACCTCTTTAGGAAACCAAGTGTTACCTTCCATAGTTTCCCAAAGATTTAAGGCCCATTGATATTTCATTTTTGTGAAGTTTATCATCCCATCACTATTTCCACCAAAAACTCTTCTTTGATTAAGAGTTTCTGTTGATGTTGGATTATATATTTCTTTTTTATTCATTATTGACACCCACTACATTCAAGACTTCTATCTTCTACATTATTATTTGCTTCTGGTGATTGGCTTCTTAGATAATAAGTTGATTTACAACCTAACTTCCAAGCTAACATATAAATATCATTTAAGTATTTACCACTAGCCTTATTTGCACCAACAAAGATATTTGTACTTTGACCTTGATCTATCCATTTTTGTCTAATAGCTGCGGCTTTTACAACATCAAGCTGCTCTACTTCAAAAGCAGGTTTATAATACTCATAAGTATCAGGTGATAAGTTTGGAACAACTACAGGAATTAATCCAGATAAGTTTTCTTCAAACCATTTTCTTTTATATACAGGTTCAATTGCTTGTGTAGTACCAACTAAGATTGAAATAGATGAAGTTGGAGCAATAGCCATCATGTAGCCATTTCTTACGCCATGTGCTTTAACTTCTATTTCTAATTTATCCCAATTATAAATATCTTTTTCTCTGATTAAATAATCCCATGTTTCCATAACATTAATATTATCAATAGGGAAAAAACCTTTAGACCATTTAGAACCTTCAAAATCAGGATAAGCACCTCTCTCTTTTGCCAACTCCATTGAAGCTTTGATAGTATTGTATGAAAACATTTCCATAATCTTATCAATAAATTTAAAATGCTCTTGTGTCCCAAACATGATTTGTTTTTCTGCTAACATTTGAGCTTCACCCATAACACCAAGCCCAACTGCTCTTGATTTTAAGTTTGTATCTTTTACTTTTTTCAAAGGATAAAAATTTAAATCAATCACATTATCAAGCATTCTCATAGCAATAGGGATAACCCTTTCAAAATCTTCTTTAGTATTTATCTTAGAAAGATTTACAGATGCAAGATTACATACTGCTGTTTTACCTGGTATTCTTTCTTTTTCTACATTGTAAACTTTCGCATGCGAAATTTCACTTATAATTTCACCACTATTCTCACCAATAAAATAACCTGATTCTACATCTAAAGTATCAAGTGAAGTTATTTTATTTGCTTTTTTTGTTTTTCCGTTTATTAAAGTAACTTCTTCGTGTTCTTTAAAAGTCACAAAATCATTACCATTATTAATCCATATTTTTACTTTATACTCATCAGGTTCAGTATTTTGAAAAATCTCTGTACAAAGATTTGCAGATCTAATTTTTCCTACATGGCTATTTGGATTTGCTCTATTTGCAGTATCTTTAAAACATAAAAATGGACTTCCACTTTCAAAGTAAGATGTTAAAATCTTTTTCCATAACTCTTTTGCTTTTATAGTTTTAGCAGGAACAGTATCACCAACTTTTGCAAATAAATTCCAATCATCATCAGCTTCAACAGCTTCCATAAAATCATCACTAATCCATAAAGCAGGAAATAAATCATGAGCTCTTCTTCTTTCTTCACCACTATTCTTTTTTAAATCAATAAAATCTAAAACATCTAAATGTGAAGGTTCTAAATAAACTGCAATTGCACCTTTTCTAACACCTAATTGATCTACTGCAATAGCTACATCATTTGTAATTTTTAAAAATGGTACAGTACCACCTGCTGCACCTGGTGTATCATCAATAGGTGCAGCTTGTCCACGAACAAGATTCCAATCAAAACCAATACCACCACCAAATTTAGATAACAATCCCATTTCTTTGTAAGCATCAAAAATACCTTCAATATTATCAGGGCTAGATCCAACATAACAAGAAGATAATTGATGTCTATTTGTTCTAGCATTTGCAAG